CCTATGTATTCAGGGTGATGTAAAAAACCAAAACGGTAGAGTATATCCAAAAGAAGAAATACAAAAGGCTGTTAAAAGTGTAACTGAAAGGTTGTCAAAAGGTGAAACTGTAATGGGTGAGTTAGATCATCCAGAAGAGTTACAAATTAACCTAGATAGAGTGAGTCATATCATTACAGATATGCAATGTGATGACTCAAATGGTTTAGGTAAACTAAAAATCATAGAAACACCTATGGGAAATATTGCAAAAGCATTATTACAATCAGGAGCAAAACTGGGCGTATCAAGTAGAGGTAGCGGAAACGTAAACGAAAGTGGACGAGTAAGCGACTTCGATATCGTAACAGTAGACATTGTGGCTCAGCCCAGTGCACCAGATGCCTTTCCTAAGACAATCTATGAAAGTTTATTTAACATGCGTGGCGGAGCAACATTGTTTGATACCGCTAGTGCATTAACACACGATAAAAGTGCAGAAAAACATTTAATGAAGGCTATCACTGGCTTCATTAATGAATTAAAAATAAAGTAGGAGACTACGATGGCAGTGAATTTTAAAGATCTACTTGAGAATGCGGAATTAACAGAAGACGTTAAATCTGCTCTTCAAGAAGCATGGGATTCTAGAATTTCAGAAGCCAGAGAAGAACTAACTGCAGAACTTAGAGAAGAATTTGCTCAAAGATACGATCATGACAAAGGTCAAATTGTTGAAGCAATGGACAAATTTATCTCAGAAAAAGTAGAAGCAGAGATTTCTTTAATAGCAGAAGAAAAAGATGCCCTAGCAGGTGATCGAGTTAAGTATCATAAAGCCATTAGTGAGCATGCCAAAGTGCTTGACAAATTTGTAACTGAAATGGTTGCAAAAGAAGTTAAAGAACTTAGAGCAGATAGAACACGAACAAGCGAACATGTGACAAAATTAGACGATTTTGTTACTGAGCAACTTGCTAGTGAACTATCAGAGTTCCACGAAGATAAAAAATCTTTAGTAGAACAAAAAGTCAAAATGGTAAAAGAAGGCAAAAAGCAATTAGCAGAAGCCAAAAAAGACTTCATTAAGAAAGCGGCTGACAAAGTGGAAACAGTTGTCAACAAGACTATTACTAATGAAGTTAAATCTTTCCGTGATGATATTACTAAGGCTCGTGAAAACGACTTCGGTCGAAGAATTTTTGAAGCATTTGCAAATGAATTTAACGTAAGTTACTTGAATGAAGCAAAAGAAATCAAGAAAGTACAGAAACAAATCGCTGAGTTGGAAACTAAACTTAATGAATCACAGCAAGTAATTGCTGAGAAAGAAGATGCAGTTAAATTAACTGAATCTAAGTTAAGAATAGCAGAAGATCAAATGAATCGTAAAGAAACATTAAATGATCTAATGGCACCACTTGGTAAAGAGAAGAAAGAAATCATGTCAGATTTACTTGAAAGTGTAAAAACTGAAAAACTGGAAGAGTCCTTTAACAAGTACTTACCTTCAGTTTTAGATGGAGATACACCAAGAGTGAAGAAGACGTTGTCAGAATCAGTTACTAGTGAATATACTGGTAATAAGGCGGCTGTAATAACTGCAGAAGCCGATGACAAAGCGGATGATGTAGTTGAAATCGACATGATCCGTAAATTAGCCGGACTTTCAAAATAACAGGAGTTAGAAATGGCAGAATTATTTGAAAGCAACTGGTCCGCAACTAAAGACGCTTTGCTTGAAGGCTTATCTGGAAACAGAAAATCTTCATTAGATGTGGTCCTCGAAAATACAAAGAGACATTTGTCAGAGGCCGCAACAGCAGGTGCCACAGGCGCAGGTTCAGTAGCAACATTAAACAAAGTTATGTTACCATTAATTAGAAGGGTTATGCCTTCTGTTATTGCTAACGAACTAGTAGGCGTTCAGCCTATGACTGGTCCAGTAGGACAAATCCACACATTAAGAGTACGTTATGCGGAAACTGGTGGTGGAGCAACAGCAGGTGACGAGGCTTTAAGTCCTTTTAAACTTGCAGGTACTTATGCAGGTTCTCCAGATGCAACAGCATCTGCTGAAGGACAAGCAGGTAAAAAAATGTCAATCCAAATCTTAAAAGAAACTGTCGAAGCAAAGACAAGACGTTTAAGTGCTAGATGGACATTTGAAGCGGCGCAAGATGCAGAAGCAATGCATGGTGTAGACGTTGAAGCAGAAATTATGCAGGCTCTTGCACAAGAGATTGTAGTTGAAATCGACCAAGAAATTATCGGTTCACTAAGATCACTAGCAGGAACAGGCACAAATAACTTAGACTTTGGTTCTTTAAGTGGTCAGAGTGTGTATGTCGGTGACAGACACGCGGCATTGGCTATTGAGATCAACAGAAGTGCTAACAGAATCGCGGCTAGAACAAGACGTGGTGCTGGTAACTACATCGTTGTTTCTCCAGAAGCATTGACTGTTTTACAAAGTGCATCAACATCAACATTTGCTAGAACAACTGAAGGTTCTTTTGAAGCACCTACAAACACTAAGTTTGTTGGAACACTAAACGGAACAATCAGAGTATTTGCTGATAACTACGCGGCTGACGGTACAGACGTATTAGTAGGATACAAAGGTTCATCAGAAACTGATGCTCCAGCATTCTACTGTCCTTATATCCCATTAATGAGCACAGGTCCAGTTATGGATCCTGCTACATTTGAACCAGTAGTGTCATTTATGACAAGATATGGTTACAAAGAACTTACTAACACAGCAAGTTCATTGGGTAACGCGGCGGACTACGTTGATCACATTACGTTGCAAAACGTGTCCTTCCAGTAAGAACTAGTTCTTAACAGGAAATTTAAAGCACACCTTCGGGTGTGCTTTTTTTTGACTTTTTTAAATTGTGATAAATAGTTACATATTAAGATTAAAGGATTTATTTAATGGCAACCAAACGTACCTACATAAATGCAAACGAAGAACTTATCGTTCAAGGTAAACTATTAGTTCAAGGAAATGCAAGTTTTCAAGGTAATGTTACACAGATAGAAGATACTACAGTTGTAACAAATTTACAAGGCGAAACATTTACAATTAATTCTGACGGCGACAATGTTACCGCAAGTATTAATCTAAACAGTAACGGTTCACTAGGAACTTTATCTTTTGCAGATGGCGAAAATATAAAAGTTGAACCTGGATTAGAAGGTAATATAATAGTAGGTTCAGGCCAAACACTTACAGTAGCCGGCGGTGCAAGTATTAACGGTAATGTATTTTTTGGTAATGTATCAGGTACAGCGGCAGAGGCCACAGTTTTAGAAACTGCAAGAAATTTCAGTATTACAGGTGACGGTACTGCATCAGCAGTAAGTTTTGATGGTAGTCAAAATGTAGAACTAGATCTAACATTAGATGCATCAGGTGTTAGTGCTGGAACATACGGTAATGCAAGTACTATACCTTCATTCACAGTAGACAGTAAAGGTCTATTAACTTCAGCAAGTCAAAGTACAGTCTATATTACAAGCAATGAAGTATCAGATTTTAATACTGCTATAAGCAGTTACATAGTTGGCGGAGCAGGACTTACAGAAACATCAGGCGATATTGCTGTAGGGCAAGGAACAGGATTAACAGTTAATGCAGATGATGTTGCATTAAATGTAAATTATGTTTTAGGACAATTTTCAAGTACTAACGTAACAACTCCAGGTGATAGTGATCTATTATCTAATTCACACTTATCATATAATGCTGGTGTATTTACATTTACTGCTCCTCTTATATCAGATGTTAGAGCAACAATATCAGGCGGTGGCGGTGTAACATATAATAGTAGCACAGGACAATTAGGCATAGATGGCTCAACAGTATTTTTAACAGGTAACGATTACGACTCTGGTTCCCCTCTAAACGGAAATATATTATTTGATGGTGGACAAGTTGCATTCGGTTCAAGCACAGATGTTTTTGCAAACGTAACAGTTACATTACCAACTACTGACGGTAATACTTATACATCAGGTGATAGCGGTGGGTCTAAACGTGTTGCAACTACAGAATATGTAGAAGCCGCGATAAATTCATTAGTTGGCGGTGCTCCTAGTACATTAGATACATTAAATGAACTTGCGGCGGCACTTAATGACGATGAAAATATTGGTGCTTCTGTAGTACAGAATACTACCGACATTGCAACTTTAAATGCAACTAATATTTCAGCAGGTGATGGATTAACTGGTGGCGGATTATTTAATGCAAATATTACTATTAATGTAGTAGGCGGTAACGGTATAACTGCAAATGCTAATGATGTAGCAATAGATACAAGTGTAGTTGTTGATGTAAGTTCAGATCAAACAATAGCAGGTGCTAAAACATTTACTGATGAATTAATTTTACCAAGTAGTGCAGTTACTACAGCAGGTGGTATTTACTACGATGCAAGTAGTACAAAAGCATACATTTATATAAATGGAGCACCACAAGAAATTACTCCGGCGGCAAGTGTAGGAACAGTATCAGATGTAGGTTCAAGTGGCATAAATGTTTATGCAGGTAGTATTGCTACAGGTAATACAACAACACATTATATTAAAAGTATAGACGGTGGTACATATACTAATGCAACAGAATCAAGTAATGTTATTACTATAGATGCAGATATTAGTGCAGTCCGAGGTGCATTCAGCGGTAGTGGAGATTTATCATACAATAGCGGTACAGGTGCATTCAGTTTTACAGAAAGAACAGATTCAGAAGTTAGAGGTTTATTAAGCGGCACAGGTGCAATTAGTTATAACAGTAGCACAGGTGTTATATCAACTACTGCTGATAATTATAGCAGTTGGGGATTCACAACAGATAGTGCTGGTACAGAATCAATTACAAGCGGAGAAACATTAACGTTTGTAGGTGGCACAGGTGTTAGTGTTACACATAGCGGTAGCACAGTTACAATTAACGGGCAAACAGGCGACATAACATCAGTTGCGGCAGGTTCCGGCCTAAGTGGTGGTGGATCAAGTGGAGCAGTTACATTATCACTTGATAATTCAGCAGTTAGAGGTTTATTTAGTGGCTCCGGCGACATAAGTTATAATAGTTCAACAGGTGAATTTAGTTTCACAGACTCAGATAGAAGTGATGCTACTATTAGAGGATTGTTTAGTGCAGGTGGAGATCTAAGTTATAACAGTTCAACAGGTGAATTTAGTTTCACAAATGATGCAGGTGATATTGAAAGTGTTACTGCTGGTAATGGTTTAACTGGCGGCGGTTCAAGTGGCGGCGTTACACTAAATGTTGTCGGTGGTTATGGTATTGATGTTAATGCAAATAATATAGAAGTCTCTAACAGCGATATTCAAACACAGGCAAATGTTGCTATAGACGATAAAGTCACAACTGCTTTTGTAAATGCATTAAACGTGAATGCAACTACAGTAGATGGCGTAGATGCTACACAGTTTTTAAGAAGCGATGCTACAGATTCACATAGTGGTAATATTTCACCTAGTGTAAATAATTCCCAAGGTTTAGGTTCATCTAGTAACAAGTATGCAGAAATATATGCTACAAAATTTATAGGTGACGTAGACGGAACAGTTGACGACATAAGTAACCATACTAGTACCATAAGAGGTTTGTTTAGTGCTGGAGGCGATTTATCATACAGCAATGGCGTATTTAGTTTTACAGAAAGAACAGATGCTCAAGTACGTGGCTTATTAAGTGGCGGAACAGGTATTACATACAACAGTTCAACTGGTGCAATTAGTTTAACAGATACTGGTTTAATCACAGGTGTAACAGCAGGTGCCGGTCTTACAGATGGCGGAACCTCAGGAACAGTTACAGTTAATGTTGGTGCAGGAGCATATATAGATGTAAATGCAAATGACATTGCCGTAGATGCTACAACGGCCGCAACAGCAAGTAAAGTTGTTGCTAGAGACGGTGCAGGTAATGTTGCCGCAAATTATTTTGTTGGTACAGCAACAGCGGCTCAATATGCGGATTTGGCTGAGATATATTCAGCAGATGCAGACTATGAGCCTGGTACTGTTTTGATTATAGGCGGCCAAAAAGAAGTTACAGTAACAGATGAAGCCGGTAGTTATAAAGTTGCAGGTGTTGTTAGTACAAACCCAGCATATTTAATGAACAGCGAAGTTGAAGGTGTAGCAGTAGCATTACGTGGTAGAGTACCATGTAAAGTAATTGGTAATGTAAACAAAGGCGATGTACTTATTGCAAGTGATACTCCAGGGTATGCTATGGTAGGTGCTATGGCACATACATTAAGTCCTCTACAAATAGTTGGTAGATCATTAGAAACAAAAACTGATGCACAACCAGGTGTTGTAGAAATTTTAGTTTAAACACAAAAACTCCATAAAAAGATAAATACTAATGAACGGATAAGACTGTGTCGATTGACATAGACACGAGTTCGTAAGGCATGGTGTCCTTGCAACAACTTGTGAACTAACCGGGAATACACATATGGCAATTTTTGGAAATTTCAAAGGGACTACCCAGTCTGAGTTTAGAATCGGAAAAACATCAGCGGGTAACAAAATATCTACAAACAGTTTACCTGAAAGTGATTTAACTGCGGGTGATCTTCATTTAGATAGTTCTAATTCGACACTTCAAGTATATAATAATGAGTGGGTTAATATTGGATCAACATTACCGGAATTAAATGTTGATAACGGCACATTATTTGTAGATAGTTCTAATGACACAGTCTCCGTCGGTTCGACAACAAGCAACGATAAAATGTTTGTTAATGGTAGCCTTAGATTAGGCACCAACCCAAGTTTAAAACATAGCGGTGCTTACTTAGATGTAAGTCACACTAACGGCTCAGCCACCCAACTAAGATTAAGAGATAATGAAAGTAGTGGTAATGATCCAATATTTAAAATTTACGATGCAAACAACACTAACGAAGTGTTTAAAGTACAAGGCAGAACAGTAACCTTTACAGATCAAGAATTTACAAATTCAAACATAATGAAGTTTAACCAGATGTATACTGGTGCTTCAACTGGCAGTTACTTTACTAATGGTGAATATCAGAAAGTAGTAACAATTATTCCAGACGGAACAAGTCAAAACTATCAAGTAGTAGGACGTATTACGGCACAAAATGCCGGCGAAACTCACACAGTTTATTTTAATACGGCATTAAGAAGTGGAGAAACACTCCCTGATCTAAGTTGGTCTACCAGTTATGAAGAAGAATACAACGGTAGCAGATACATAGATCCTCAACTGTGGACCAAAGAGACAACCACAGCAGGATTTATTTTTGCATTTAAAACATTAGGAACAATTTACGGAACTGTTACAGTTGATATGGAAGTTATTCCGAGAAACAGTTCACAAAAAGATAATGTTACCGTAAACACAGTTCAAAACAGTGAACAGAGTGCAGTTGAAACAGGTTACACTATTAACGATATGGTTAAAGGTGGGTTAACTAAAGTTGCTGACAATATTGTTATCAACGGTGAAGTAGGCAGTCATATTTTACCTAGTGCTAATGTAACATACGATTTAGGTTCTGATACAAAAAGATGGAGAGATTTATATCTTAGTGGTAGTACAATTAAATTAGGCACCACAGCAATTAGTGTAAACTCAGACAATGAAATAGATTTTTCAGATACTGCAAACAGTACTATTAAAAGAAAACTTGTTGTTGATGAAATAGAAATAGGCACAGGTGACGACAAAGTTATTTTAAGAAAAGGCGATGACGGTAAATTAAAATCTGTTAGTAAAAAGAAATCTACAGATACTGAGTCAGCAAACAAAGTTGATTTAAACGATAATAATTCAGATGATTTAAGTGAAGGTTCAACAAATTTATACTTTACAGATGCTAGAGCAAATAGTGCCATAGATGCAAAATTAACCGGCGACATTACATTTGGTAATGTTACTGCTCAAAGTGTTAATACAGGTGTAGTTGAAGGAGTGGTATTCCAACCAATTACAGATTATGGAACTATTACAACATCAGCAAACATAACAATTGATTATGGTGCAGTTAATGAAGCAGGAACTGTTCCGGCAATTGGAGATTTTGAATACTTAGTCGATACATTTGGACCGACTGGAGATAGTTTTACTGTTAGTGGTTTACCAAGTGCGGGACAACCAGGACAAATGATTTATGTTAGTGATGAAACAGGTGGTTCAGTTATGGCTTTTAGTGATGGAAGTAATTGGCGTAGAATTACAGATAGGGCAATAGTAAGTTAATGCCAAAGACAACAAAAAAATCTAAGCCAGCAGTCAAAAAAACTGTAACTAAATCTAAGCCAGAACCAACCGTAGAACAAATTATTGCAGAGCAAGTACAACAGCAATTACAAGAAGCATTACTTAATATAGAAATAGAAGTACCACAACAAAATACAGATGCATTTGTTGATATGGATTTGTTAAGAGACGAAATTAAAAAACAAGTAGAGTTTGAAACAAGAAAAACTTTACATGTAAGCGAAGCAACAACAAAATCAAAAGCAGAATTAACAAGATCATCATTAAATCTAACAGGAGAAAAAGAATATATTTTTACTAGTGATTTAGATGGTTTAGTACTTAGTCAAAGTGGTAAAGCAATCTTTACTGCCGGCAAAACAGGAGCAATGGGATTTGGTCTTAAAGCACCTAGAACAGTCGGAACAGGTAGTGCTCATTTTAGAGCAAACTATCCGAGTGAAGCACCTATACCTACATCTGGCTTAGGAAGTACACGTGGTGTAATTGTAGAAGGCGACGGAGACGATGAAAAAACATTTGCTTTTCGTACATTAAGTCGAATGAATAGGCAAGGTGTAAACATAACTAGTGACGGCAGTATGTTAATTAATGATAGTAAAGATTCTACATTAAGTAGGTTAAGTGTTAACCAAACAGACAACGATGCACCATGTTTAAATATATTAGGTTCAAGCAAGTATTACGATACTAACTTAATAAACATACAGTCTAAAGCAACACAATCTGATGTATTTAATTTAATAAATGCAAAGGTTGATGTAGAAAAAAACGGCGGTGCTGGTGTTGATGTGTATCGAGTAGACGGTGAAGGAAGTGTTTATTCAGATAAAGTTTTTAATAGTAATGGCAGAGGTTATGCAGAACTATTTGAATGGGCAGACAGCAACCATAAAAACGAAAATAGATCCGGCTTAACAGTAGCACTTAACAGTCAATCTAAATTAGTGATTGCAGATGAAGGTGATACAGTTATAGGTGTTGTAAGCAACAATCCTGCAGTTATAGGTAATGCAGGATGGAATGTATTACAACATAGGTTTAATTTAAATAGCGATAAGATGCCTATGCAATCTAAATATAAGATTGTAGAATGGTTGGACGATGTAGGTGTTCTACATAGTCACTACTTAGACGCTCTTGATAAAGATTTTGCATTACCAGATAATGCAATTATATATGAGACACTAGAAAACGGCGATGATATGTATAGACAAGATTACAGAAGTGATTTTGATATAGAAGCCGAATACAGTAAGAGAATAGAAAGGGGTTTTGCCTGTGTTATTTTAACAGGCACAACAAGAGTTTTTAAAGGTCAATTCATGAATGACAATTGGATTAAAGTAAATGATGTAAACGATGACCTTGAAGAATGGATAATTAAATAATATTGATAAATACTACTAAATAATTTATTGCTACTAGGGGAATAAGATGGCAACAGCGATTCAAAGAAGACGAGGTACTACTAGTCAACACAGTTCGTTCACTGGGTTGGCGGGTGAGATCACGATCGATACAGATTTAAATACTATCATAGTACATGATGGTTCAACAGCGGGTGGTTATAGACTTGCAAAATATACTGAAGTACAAGCGGCGGCGGCAGGTGATATCACATCCGTTGTAGCAGGTTCTGGTTTAACAGGCGGTACTACAAGTGGTGATGCAACAATAAGTTTAGACTACGAAAATTTAACAGGTAACTTAGTACCAAGTGCAAACAATACTTATAGTTTAGGTAGTTTATCAAGTGTATGGAAGGACGTATTTATTGGTCCTGGATCATTATACGTTAACGGTTCTAAAGTTATTG